GATAAGCAAGTATTAAATATGCACTTAACTCCATCTCTTAAAAATGTATTCGGCAGAATATTTGGACAGGATATATTTCCTGAGTTTGGTATAAACGAAAACACAGTAAGTGTACCTTCAAGTATTATTGTCGATAGATTCGGATCAGTTGATAATTTTAAAAATATGATTCGAAAACAAGACGAAACTAACACCGTGCCACCTAGTCAAGGTATAATGACTAGCCCACTAACTAGTAAAACAGTTTAGAGCTACCCTTATCCATAAGGCACTCAACCAATAGGTAAAAAGTAATGGAAGAAGAAAAGAAAGTTTCTCAAGAAACTAAGACAGTAATATCTAATGCAAATCCATACAGCAAGGATCGTGGAAATGAAGATCCTGAAACTGAGGCATTTGTTAGAGGTGAATTGACTAAGTATCATAGAGAACAAAGAGAGAAAGCAGAAACAGCAACCGAACAGAAGGACACCGATGCATCTGAAGAGACTGCAGAACCAACAGATCAAAAGGCCACTCCTATCGCTGAACGCCCTGTCAACGCTGAAGATCGTGCTTTTAAGAAACGTTATGACGATTTAAAAAAGCATTATGATTCTACACTTAATAAACACAAGGATGAACTCCATTCTTTAACTAAGCAATTAGAATCCAACAACAAGCAATTCACACCACCTAAGTCAAAAGCTGAATTAGATGCGTGGAGAAAAGAGTACCCCGATGTTTATTCTATGGTGGAAACTATAGCAATAGATAAGGCTACTACTCAATCTAACGAGTTAGAAAGTAAATTTAAAAATTTACAAGTACAACAAGAACAGATTGCAAAAGAAAAAGCTGAAGTAGAACTTTTAAAACTTCATCCTGATTTTAGTGAAATTCGTTCAAAAGATGATTTCCATAAATGGGCTGATGAACAAGATCCTACTATTCAAGGTTGGTTGTATGAAAATACATCTAACGCTAAGTTAGCTTCAAGGGCTATTGATCTATATAAAATGGATCGTGGTTTAAGCAAACTAACTAACAGAGAAGAAAAGGATGTTAAAAAAGAAGCTGCTAAAGCAATTTCTAAAACTAGAAGAGCTGTTGATTCTGATTTGCCAAACAAGAAAATTTGGACAACTCGTGAGATTGGTAATTTAAAACCCGATCAGTTTGAAAAATTTGAAAAGGAGATTGACCTTGCTCGTTTAGAAGGTAGGATTGAACAATAACAAACAATCTAACTAAACAATAAGGAGAAGCATTATGGCTTTTACAAACAGTAGTGGATATCAAAACCTTGCACAAGGTAATTTTACTCCACAAATCTTTAGTCAGAAAGTTCAAAAGTTCTTCAGAAGAGCATCAGTGGTAGAAGATATTACTAACACTGATTACGCTGGAGAAATTGAAAACTTTGGTGACACAGTAAAGATCATTAAAGAGCCCACAATCACAGTCAGAGATTACGCTAGAGGTCAAACAGTTGATACACAAATATTAGCTGATGACCAAATAACTATGACTGTTGATCAAGGTTCATACTTTGCTTTTAAAGTTGATGATATTGAAGAAAGACAATCTCATGTAAACTTTGAAGCACTTGCAACCTCTTCAGGTGCATACTCACTAAAAAAAAACTATGACTACAATGTTTTAAAATTTATTTATGACAATGGTAGTAATGGTACTGGAACAGGAACTGACAGTTCACCAATTGATGGTGACGCAGCTGTAGATACTTTGGCTAACTTAGTATCAACTGCTAAAAAGAACCTAGACAGAAATAGTGTACCAGAAGAAAATAGATGGTTAGTTTCATCACCTGAATTTTTTGAGCAATTAAGAAAAGCAGGCGGAAAACTATCTGACCAATCAGTAATGGCTGATGGTGGTGCATCACAAATCAGAAATGGTAAAGTCACAGACAGACCATTATTTGGTTTTAACATGTACTCATCAAATGCAATTGCTGTATCAGGTGGATCAGTTGCAAACCACACATTTGGTTCTGCGGGAGCAAATGAGCATGTGTTCTTATACGGACATATGTCAGGAGTTGCAACTGTTAATCATATAGCAAAAACAGAATTGATCAGAGACCCTGATTCATTCGCAGACGTTGTCAGAGGACTACACGTCTTTGGAAGAAAAATCCTTAGAAGTGAAGCGGTTCAAAGAGGCGTTATAACAATAGGTTAATCCTAGGAGGATAATAGAAAACTATGGCAAACTATAATGTAACGGGTGCTGGTGGAACTACTGGACATCCTGCTAATGGCAGAACACCTTACTGGGTAGAAAATACTATTGATGTAGCACAAATTAATGGAGATTCAGGAGCAGCACAGAACGATATACTTAGATGTATTGACGTTCCTGCTAATACTATGGTTCTTCATGCTAGTATGGAAATCTTAACAGCATTTTCAAACAGTGTTACTTTAGACTTGGGTATGACTCAAGTATCTGGAAACCCTGCAACAGACGTTGACAATTTTGTTGACGGTGATGCAAAAGCAGTGGGTTATTCAGTTATGACTACAACAGCAAGACCTGTTTTTGCAGTAGCTGGAACTATAGACATTACAGTCTTAGATGCAGCATCATCAGCTGGTAAAGTAAGAGTATTCGCTATTCTATGTGATGTATCTACGTTAGATGCAAACACTGATAGAAATACAGCAGCTCAACACGACACAGCAGTATAATAAATAATACTATTAAGGGGGAGTAATATCCCCCTTAGTACAATTCCCTCAGAACTAAATGGAAATATAATGGCAACTCATAACTTAACTAAAAAAACAAATGCAAGTACAGGTATGATTTTTGAAAGTAGAGAAGGTAACTCTGAGGCAAAACTAAATTTTTTAGAAAGCAGAATTAACGATCAAGAAAAAAAACTTAACAAAATTATAGAGTTATTACAGAATGGCAACAACTTACTTAATACTAACAAATAGAGTTCTTAGAGAACTAAACGAAACAGAGTTAACCTCTAGTACATTTAGTTCTAGTAGAGGTGTACAAACTGCTGTTAAAGATTTTATTAATAAAGGTATACATGATATTTATAACGAAGCATCAGAAGTACCTTTGTTATACTCTAGAACTACACAAAATTTAATTAGTGGCGATTCAGAATATAATTTTCCAACAGATTTTAGAAAAGTAGATAGGGATTCATTTACTATCGGGCCAAGAGAATTAGTAACTAATGGTGAATTTGAATCTAATATAGATAGTTGGACTACTATATCAGGTTCAGGAAGTGGTGCGTATACAAGTACAGGTAATGGAAGATTAAGATTAAATGATTTTGCTGCACATCAAACTATAAGTACAACTGTAAATAAAGAATATAAATTACAAGTTAAAGTTTATGATACTAATAGTGTAGGTGCTGCTTTAAAAGTACAAGTAGGTACAGCCGCAGAAGGAACACAGAATTTAAGTACTACATTAACTGTTACTGATTTTGGTAAAGGTGCAATATTAAATGCTACATTTACAGCTACATCTCAATCAACATTTATTACAGTTAATAACACAGTCACAACTACAAACTTAGATATAGATTATATTAGATGCTCTAGAAGCGATACACCTAGACATAAAGTAAATTATATATCATATGATGACTACTTACAAAATTATAAATCAATAGATGCTAGAAATGATAGTGATGTACAAGGTGTACCATCTAAAGTATACATACTACCAAACTTTACAGCCTTTGGTGTAACACCAATACCAAGTGATGATGAATTAACATTATCATATAATTATTATACTACACACACAGATCTAGCTTTACATGGTGATAACATGTCACTACCAGATAGATTTAGTTCATTAATTATAGATAAAGCAAAATACTATGTGTATATGCTAAGATCAGATCCACAGCATGCACAATTAGCAGATAGAGATTACCAAAGAAAATTAAGATTATTTAAAACTGATTACTCTACTAAGGCAGATTATATGAGATCTGATGTTAGAGTATACAACGTAATGTCAGATAGGTAGTAAATGCCAACTACAGATTTAATTTCACCATTCGTAGTGAGTTGTGCTGGAGGTTTAACACTTAATAAAGATGTATTCTCCATGGCTCCTGGTGAAGCACTTATACTACAAAATTTTGAACCTGATATTAAAGGTGGATATAGAAGAGTTGGTGGTACAGCATTATATAATACTACTATAGTTCCAGAAGGATCTACTCATAGTGGTAAAACTATAGATTGTTCTATAGTATTTAATGGGCAGATAATCGTAGCACGAGGTGGTGATATACACAGAGGAACTACATCTGGAAGTTGGACAAGTTTAACAACAAGTCTTGGTACAGCATCAAGATCATACGACTTTGAAAAATTTAATTTTGATGGTACAGATAAAATTATTATTGCAACAGGACATTCCCCAGCACAAATAATTAATTCAAGTTTTGCTGTAGATGTAGTAAATGCAACAGGTGGTGGAACAGCCCCAACTAATCCTAAGTTTGTAAAGGTATTTCAAAACCATATGTTTTATGCTGGTGCAACTAATTCGCAAGAAGTTATATTTAGTGTACCATTTGCAGAAGATAATTTTACAACTGGTAGTGGTGCAGGATCATTTAAAGTTGACTCAGCAGTAGTTGGATTAAAAGTATTTAGGAATGAATTAATTATATTTTGTGAAGATAGAATTTACAAATTAACAGGTACAACATCTAGTAATTTTGCAGTACAAGAAGTTACAAGAAATATAGGTTGTAAAGATGGTGGTAGTATTCAAGAGATTGGTGGTGATGTTATATTCTTAGCACCAGATGGATTAAGAACTATTGCTGGTACGGCTAGAATTGGTGACGTTGAACTAGGATCTATCTCTAGACAAATACAATCTAGAATTGATGATATAGGATTAAATAGAATATCATCTTTAGTTATTAGAAATAAATCACAGTATAGATTATTCTACCCTACAACTAGTGGGCCACAAGGTTCAGCAAAAGGAATTATAGGAGTATTAAAAACTAATCCTAATACAGGGCAAATTGGTTTTGAGTATTCAGATATGATAGGTATTAAACCATCATCAACAGATTCTGATTTTATCAGTGGTGTTGAGACACAAGTATTTGGTGGCTTTGATGGTTATATTTATAAAATGGAAACTGGCAATACATTTGCTAATGGTACAACTAACTCTACAATATTAGCTACATATAGATCTCCAGATATGGTAATGGGAGATCCTGGTGTTAGAAAATATATGCAAAGAGTTAACTTAAACTACCAGGGAGAGGGAACAGCAGTTCAAGCAGATTTAGCAGTTAGATATGATTATGATGATCAGAACTCACCTCAACCAGCTAAGATATCAATCGTATCAGGAGGTGGTGCAGCAGTCTATGGAGTAGCGGTATATAATAACTCTACTTATGATGCATCTGGAATACCTTTAATTAGACAATCAGTAGAAGGTTCAGGATTTGCAGTTGCACTTAAAATAGATGATCAAAGTAGTTCAAATGCATTTTCAATTAAAGGCTTTCAATTAGAATTTACCCCAGGAGGAAGGAGATAATGGCAGGCTATTCGGCAAGACAATCAACATTTACATCAGGTGATACTATCACTGCGGCTCATACTAATGATGAGTTTAATCAATTATTAGCTTCATATAATGCATCTACAGGACACACGCATGATGGTACTGCGGGTGATGGTGGCCCTGTAACTACTCTTAGAGATAGTGATGCTAGAAATAAAATATTAGTTGATACAACAAACAATCATTTAGAATTTTATGTAGAAGTATCTTCAGCTGCTGCACAGCAGTTAAGAATACAAGATGGTGCTATAGTACCTATTACAGATAATGACATAGACTTAGGTACATCAAGTTTAGAATTTAAAGATTTATTTATAGATGGTACAGCTAACATTGATACCCTTAGTTTAGATGGTACAGCTATCACATCAACTGGTGCAGAGATTAATTTAATAGATGGCGGTGCTACTATTGGAACTACAGCTGTAGCAGATGGTGATGGTATTCTTCATAATGATGGTGGTACTATGCGAGTTACAAGTGCTACTACATTTAAAACATATTTTCAATCTGGCTTATCAACAGCATATGATGATTTTACCACTGGAGATGCTGCTGTTAATATAGCAACTTCTGCAGGTGATATAACTATTGATGCACAAGGTAATGATACAGATATTATTTTAAAAGGTACAGACGGTAGTGCAGATACAACTTTCTTAACTATTGATGGTAGTGCTGCAGGTAAAGCAACATTTAATAGTGATGTAGTTGTTGGTGGAGATCTTACTATAACTGGTGATGATCTTATCATGGGAACTAATACATCTGGACATATACTTGTTGCAGATGGAACTAATTTTAACCCTGTAGCAGTTACAGATTTATCAGCAATATCTACAGTAGCTAGTGGAGATACTTTATTAGCAGTAGATGCTTCTGGTGGTGGACTTAAAAAAATTGCAAGATCAGTTCTTGTAGCAGGACTTGCTACATCAAGTGCATTAAATAAT